ATGTTAAAAAATAAAAGATTAAAATTGAATTTAAGTATTGAACAATTATCTAGAAAACTTAATATTAAAGAAGATTATTTAAGAAAATTAGAAGATTGCCCTAACACGCGTGATCCAGATATAAATCTTATTATAAAATTATCTAAAGCTCTTAAATTAAATCCTGTAAAAGTATTTTTATTCTTTGTTAAACACATAAAAGACCAAGATAAATAAGTCTTGTTCTTATAAAACTCTATAATTAAAATATTAAAGGGAGGAATTAATAAATGTTGAAAGAGACAAAAAATGAGAAAACTGGGATAACTGTAAGAATAGTTAATCCTGAAGCAATACCAGCAGCAGAAAAGAAAATCAGAGAAATGATGATTGAAGCAATTAATAAAAAATATTCTGAATAATTATCTAATATAAACTTATACAATTATGTTTTGGTCTATAGCTAAACCTCTTCTACAGATGTTTTTGCTATAAATAATTTATTATTTATACTATTGGGTAGAGTGCTGTATATTATACTACATTCTACCTTTTATATTTTATATACATAAAAAGGAACATATTTTAATTAAAACAAATACTAGAATAATAACACTTTTATATTATTAATCTTTTCTTTATAAATGTTTAATTCTTTTTCAAGTTCTTCAATTCTTTTTTCTAATTGCCTTCTTTCTAATGGAGATAAGGGATTTACTTCTTCTAATGCTTCAATTTTTAAAATTTCTTCCATATAGTAACGTGGTACTTTTATGTTAGGATTTCTAGTTAAAATTCCTTCATGCTCATATTTTTCTATGACTTTTGTACTTGTGAAATCCCATCTTTCCGCTAAACTCCTACGACTTATTAATATCTTTTCCATAAAATCACTCCAATCTTCTATGTGCAATCTTCTATATTTATTATTCTCCTTTATATGTATATTAATTATGTTAATAGCTTACATGTAGTGCCCAACTCAAATTTTATTGGAATAACCTAACTTTTATAGTTATAATATGGTTATAAATAACTATTTAGGGAGGCGATATAAAATGAATAAATTATTAAAAATAATAATTCCGATAATTATAGTTTTTATTATTAGTTTAGGAGGTATATTTCTTATAAATAAAAATAAACACACAAAAGAAATTGAACCAATAATAACAGAACAAGAAGCAGCATTACGTCAAAGTTTAGTTGAGGTTTTGAGCAAATACACTAATAATTATCATGTACAGGAAATTTCAACAACTGAAAAAGGTACTAACAATTCTAATTCACCATTACTAGTTACACATTATAGTATAAAAATTGGGGACAAGAATTTTAGTGATGACATATCAATAGATTGGAGCAATACACACCATAATGTAGATGATGTATTTACTGAAAATAATAAAAAAAATCTTCAATATATGTTAACTTATGCAACTGAAATAAAACAGAATGAACTTTGGAATGACTTAGAACAAAAAATGGCTTCAATGTCTATTGAACTTGTAAAATCAAATTTAACTTATCCTAACAATTCTGATTTTGGAAGTTCAAGTTTAGAAAAGGTTTCAGATAATGAAGATGGAAGTGGCTATTATCAAGTTAAAGGCAATGTAACAACAATAAATAGTTTTGGTGCAAAAATAAACTATAATTATGTTGTATCAATGAATATAAGTAAAGATTTAAAGCAATATGAAATTTTAGATTTTAATATATTTTAATAATAAATTTAAAAGGTGGTAAAAGATATGAGAAAAAGATTAATTAAAATTTTTAGTGGGTTGTTATTAGGAATAAGTCTATTTAGCGTTCCTGCTTCTGCTACTGAATGGGAAACCAAATGGGATTTGATGCAAAGAAATAGAAATACAGGTTCTAGTACTATAAGTAATACAATTTATATTTCAAATCCACAAACAATAAATGCAGATTCTTCTCAATGGGGGTATTGTTCCCCATACTGGAGATTAGCTACACCTGATTTTCATCAAGCTTATGCTAGTGCGTGGGCTAATGTAAATGGTACTTGGTATTACTTAGATAATCAATGTAATATGGTAGTAAATCATGTGATTCATAATTCAGATAATAATAAGGAATATTATATAAACAAAGATGGCTCTTTATTAACTAACGGATATTATATAGACTATTATAGTAATAACCAAGCTAAATATTATGCAGATGCTAATGGAGTTTTAACTTTAGTTAAATAAAAATAAGCAGTAAGTAAGATTGATTTCTTTACCTACTGCTTATTTATTAATTACATTTTGAACACGGTTTTAATCCCTTTGTTTGAGCATCTTCTAAAGATATTTGGGTAGGTGCTTTCATATTACTGCATTCCTTGCTACTATGATAGACTTTAGAAGTTTTATTAGCTACCCATACACTATTGCTACTTTGTGTTTTTGTATCTGAATTATTATTGGTTGTGTTGTCTGTACTAGATCCACTTGTATTAACATTAAATTTTATATCATTTCCGTCTGAAGTAGATATTATAGTTCCACTTACATCTGTTCTTAAAATTTCTATTCCTTTTTTATTTAATTTGTCAATTGTCTCTTGGTGAGGGTGACCATAATCATTTCCTTTACCACAAGAAACAATAGCATATCGTGGATTAACCTTCTCTAAGAAAGCTTGACTAGTAGATGAATGACTTCCATGATGACCTAACTTAAGAACATCTGCACTAATATCTAGTTGTTTAGCCAAAATCTCTCCCTCGCTTAATGCTTCTGCATCCCCCATAAATACATATGAAGTATTACCATACTTAAGTTTACATGCTATTGAATAGTTATTCACGTCTTGATAAGTAGCACTATTAGGAGCTAAAAATTGTAATGTTGCATTACCTACATTTAAAGTATCTCCTGGTGTTGGAGCTGTAAGTTTTATTCCTTTACTTTGTAGTGCTTTTATCATATTTTCAAATGTCTTTGTTGAATGATTAACCTTTGGAGCATAGAACTCTCCAATATGAAATTCATTTATTATTTGTGTCATTCCACCAATATGATCTGAATGTGGATGTGTAGCCATAACATAATCAATCTTTTTAATTCCTAATTGTTTTAGGTAATTATAAGCCATGCTATCATTATTACCTGCATCAATAAGAATATTCTTTCCATCTACTTGAATTAACTCTGAATCCCCCTGCCCTACATTAATATAGTGAACTTTCATATTATTTAATGATGTAACTTGTGCATTAGTAGTTTCTTTGTTAGTTGTACCTATAGCATTAGCTTGTTTACATCCTAAACTAAATGTTGATAACAATACTGCTAAAGATAAACTAAGTAGTTTTTTAGCATTTTTCATTCATTCATCTCCTCTTAAATTATTTTTATATTTTAATTGTATATTATTACTAATTTTTGTCAATATTTTAAATAAGACCTTAAAATTGCCCAATAAAATAGAGGTGTATAGATTTTTCTATATTACCTCTATTTTTATTATGTTTAATTATATTCTACCAACATTTACTACAATTTTGTTTAGCTTTATCAATGTATATTATCACTAATTTTGGTCAAAGATTTTAATATAAGAAAAAGATAACTTTAAATCACCTGTTATCTTTTTCTTTGTAATTTCCTCTTAAGCTTATATCGCATATAAAAATAAGGGTAGTACATAAATTAAGTTCTATGTACTACCCTTAATGTTTTCTATTAATTCTCGTTCACTTTTGTTATTTCATAGTCATATCCTGAATCACTAATAGTACTAAAATGAATTCCTATACTTATAAGAAATATAATTCCAGATATTACACTCATCCATATTTTATCACCTTTAGTACATTCTTTTGTTATATTCCAAGCTAATATCGTCCATATAGAACTATACAGTAGACTAACAATAATACATCCAATTTTACTAGAAGCAAAAATTAAAAATATAATTATTGCTGCTATTATACATATAACAATACGTATAGCTGGATGAATTTTTATTTTGAAAAGTTCTAATATTCCATTCAAACATATCATTGTTATAATTAATTCAAGTATAAATAGACCAATTCCAGTATGGGAATTTTCTCGAATTGTATATTTCACCCTAATCCCCCCATTCTTATAATATTTAAATTTGTAAAATATAACTTTTTCTATTAAATTATATAATAAATATATATTTTTACAAATACCCCTTATTTTATTAACATAAAAATAAAGGCAATATATAGAACTTAATCTGCATACTGCCCTTAAAATGTTTGTATTACAAAATAGTATTCTCTAGCTACTGTTTAATCTTTTCTAAAAACATTGTATCTCTTTATATAGTAAGCTATAATTAAATTATAAATCATCATTCAAAAGGAGGTACTATTTATGTTTAAAGAAATGAAAAAGTTATTAAATTATCATTTTGAAAAAATGCAAACTTTTAATAAAGAAAATGAAATTAATAAATTAAATATAGCTGAAAAAAATGATTCTTTTTCTAAAGTTTTAAATAATAAAATAGCATCTTCTGAATCTAGAATATCAGAACTTAGAAAATCTATTCAAAATACAAAGCTATAGGCATAACTATCTTCATATTTTCATTAAACCCAAGAAAGTTTATATATAGTTCTTTAAATGTCTGCTCTAGAATTGTATTTATTTCTCCAAAAGCAGTTTCTCTTTCATTTTCCTTATTCATGGAATTTTTCAATGTACTTGTAAGTTTACCCAATATCTTTATTTTGCCAGAATAATTAAATTTTATTTGATTTAAAGATTCTCTTAAGTATTTATTTGTTATAGGAATTAAGAAATTTTCACAAATTATAAATTCTGAATATGGTATCATACTACCTATAATTTTAAATATTTTTTTATATCCTAAAAATTCATTACATGATTTTTTTTTTATTGTTTCTATTTGTTTTTCTTTAGTTTTTTTAACATTGGAACTCATATTAGTTGCATTTGCTTCAAATTCATTTCTTAAATCTCCAATAGTCGTTTCACCCATAAAATCAATAAACTCATCTGTAAAAATATTAGTTAAATATTCTAAATCTCTAATTGCAAAATTGTTATTAATCTCTAAGTAATCGCCTATTTTGCATTCTGATATATTATTTATTAATTTTTCTTTTTTTAAATATGATACAAGTAAATCAAATGCATTATCATGTAATATTTTTTCAATTAACTCTTTACCAATTTCTGTTTGAGATAATGTATTAGTAGTACTTAATGAATCTTTATCTTCTGATAGTGTAAAATTTAAAAGTGGTTTAAACCCTATTTCAGTTTTAAAACTTCCTTTGTTAGGCTGAGAAGTTTCCATTTTCGTTGTTGCTACTTCATCTGCTGTTTCAGCAACTGTTGATTTTAAAAGTCCTCCGTTTATTTGTGATAGATAAGAATTTAGTGTATCTGTATCTAAATATACAAAATGTCTCATAATATCCTCCATTATAATATTAAATTTAACTAAATAAATGATATAATAAAGTTATATTAAACGAACTCTATTATATCTAAGAACTCATTATTGATTGGTAGTCGCATGAGTTCTTTTTTATTGGTTATATTTACATAATACTACAAATTGTACAAGTTTTCCATAAAAAGAAAAAGGGTAGCAAATAAGATTTCTCCTACTTGCTACCCTTATTTTTGTTTTCTAATTTTATGTGTAATTTAGCCACACATATTATAACATATTTAATTATTACCTGTATAATCTGCACTTAAAAACATAGCTGCTTCTTTAAGCCTTCTTCTATAGAGACCTTCTATTCTTTTACCTCCACCATTAGACCAGGCTTGGAAATTGGAAGTAATTGTATCTATATCTCTTATTCCAGCAACGATATTTTTATATAGTGTAGAACCTAAAAGACCTGCTGTTCCACAATTGTATGCAAAGCTTACTAATGCATCAAATTCATGTTGGTCTAAATTTACACCTTTAGAATCTAAATCTTTCTTTATTGGTGGAGCATATTTTTTGTTGATCAATTCTTTTAATAACTCTGTTGCTTTTTCTTCTGTAATAGTAGCTGGTAAATCTTCTATTTCCTTTCCTGTAAGTCCATAACCTTGTGTTAAAACTCCAACGCAATCATAATACTTATTAGGATAAAAACCCTCCCACGACTTTATAAAGTCTATTCCTTTAGAACTTACTAAACTATCTTCTATCCATGCACCAGTGCAATCGAATGTATAAGATTTTCCATCTATAATAGCAGCTCTATTTCCGTACATCTCTCCCTTAAATCCTGTTGAACTAGGCTCTAAGTAGTACCATTTGCCTTTATCTTTTAACCATCCTGTTTTCATTGCTCCACTTTCATCTAGGTAATACCAACGACCATCTTTGTCCTTCATCCAACCAGTTGCCATAGTTCCATTGTCCTTTAGGTAATACCACTTCCCATTGTCTTCATACCAACCTTTAGTAATAGTTCCATCTTGACCTTCTACACACCATTTCCATTGTGACATATAATCTCCTCCTTCTATTTATATAAAGAAAAAAGGTAGCTTAAAACGCTACCCTAAATTACTCCTGTTTATTTAATTGCTTCCCTGTTTGATTTAGTCCTACAGCTACTCCCCAACATAATACACCTTGTAAGAAACTTGTTGCACTAGGGGCGCTTATAACCATAGAAAATACTATTGCAAATACCATTAGTGCTACAGTAATATATTTATCTTTAACACTTTCTATATTCTTAAGAAATACTCCAATAACATAAGTTGCTACAATAACTATTGCTAATTCTCCTGGTATAAATTGCATTAAATTTGTTAAATCCATAATTAATCCTACCTTTCAATTTTACTTTTAATCTCTTTGACATCTTCTTTTATATCCTCAACAACATTAAAGTTATCGGCCATCTTATCTAGCAATTCTTGATATTTTGTTTCTCTATCTCCTGTAGTTTTAAGTACATATAAAAGTAAGAAAATAAATAGTCCATATCCAAGACCTTGTTGTAATCCTACTTTAACTAATTCATCCATAAGACCTCCTCCACTGATTTAAGGCAATAAAAAAACACCTTACTGGTGCTAAGATATTGCCTAATATTTAATTTATTTTATGATCCTATTGCGAACTAAATTACAGGTGTAATTAATACTGTAAATTCTGAATATTGCTCTGTAGTAATCTTATTTCCTGCAAGGAAAATATCCATAGTTTCTTGAATACTATTAAATTCTTTAGTTTCATTTTTCAACTCTGCATTAATCCTGTTCTTTAAAATTCTCCCTAATAATTCTTGCATTTTTGTCATTTTACATTCCTCCATTTTCTACAACTTTATTTTTTTCTGTTTCTAAAATAGTTTTTTCTACATTAGTAACAGTAGTTTCATCTGTATTATCTAAATATGTTTTGATGTCCTCTATTCTTGTATCTTTATCTTTTGTAATTACCTTATTGTTTTCTGTATCTACAGAAACTAATTCTTTACCTTTCTCTATATCTGCAACTAAACAATTATAATTATCTTCTATACTAGTTCCAGACGTAGAAAAAATAATTTTTCCCAAAGAATTATATATTACTAAAGTTTTCATTTTTTCTATTCCTCCTACTCTCCCCACGCATTAAATGGGAAATTTCCTGTACTTACACTGCTTGATATTGATAAAATTTTTCTTGTAGAATCATAATATATTCCACTTACAGAGTTTGAAGATTGAAAAGGATAAAAGCTTCCTCCTACTTTTGTTACACATACATATGGATATTGTGAATATGATGAATTAGGTTGATCTACTGTTATTGATCCAGCATTAAAATTTAGAAATATTTCATCTCTAGTACCATTAGTATGATTTATAACTCCTCCCAAGAAATTTTTTCCACCCATACCTTGAATACTTATATTAGCTATTTTAGAAACTAAACTAGCTAAAGCTTCAGTTCCACTAGCACTCACACCCTTATTTTTAATGTTAATTGCTGCTGTATTTTTATCTGTTTGTATTCTATCGCCTATTTGTGTAAAAGTATTGCCACTACTTACATTCCCAACTTTACCAGCAATGTAGGACTTTCCATTACTGGCTGATGTAAAAGCCTCGTTTGCCTTATTTAGTGCTTCAACACCTTTATCATACGCTTGCTTAGTTGCACTTGGTGTTGTAGCTTCTGTTATACTTGTACTATTTATCGCAGTATTTAATTTAACTATTCCCTTTTGAGCTGTAGTAGCATCTGCAATTTTTATATTATCTACTTTGTTCGCAATATCTTTCATTGATGTGTCATTGTTTTTCATCTCCCTATCTATAATTTCAAAGTTGCCAACGAAGTCCTGACGTTTAACATTATCAGTACCCTCTGGTAACTTAAGATTATAATTTGTACTTGTTCTCAAACTTAATCATCTCCTTAATCGTATATTTCTAAGTCATCCCAAGCGATATTATCTGCTTTATCAAAACTTAAGTTCTTACCATCTAAGTAATTCCAATTTGTATAGGTGTATTTAAATTTATAATCTAAATGAGCTGGCTTAATATCCTCTAGCATATTTATAAATGCTTGCATATTTCTTGGAATGCCTTTAACTCCTACAAACTGTATTGTAAATTCATATGGTCCTGTATTTTCTATAACATTACATTCACCACCACTAAAGGCTTCTGCTGCATTTTTTAGCATAGTTTTAGTGCAAGTACCTTGCCCTCTTTTTTTAGCCTTTAGAACTTCTCTTCTTTCTTCATACGAGTAGTTAAGATTGGTTTCTATTCCAAACTCTTTCTCCCATTGTTCTAGTCCCCAAGTTGCTGTATCAATAAAGCATTGATTAATTAGGTCTTGGATATAATAATTAAGACCACCTAATTCTGTTCCTTGTACAGAATAGATAGTCTTCATAATTGGCTGTTCATGAATAAATTTAGGTGTATATTTTCTAAGGTCTACAAAATACTTTTCTAAATCTTCTTTGGTGGGAATATTCTCTGCATATTTAGCTAGTCCATACTGACTTTGTCCATACCGCAT